CTAAACTTAAAACTGATAAAGGTAATGTAATAGTAAATGAAGAAGTATTAAATAATATTGATATGAAAGAAGCTAAAATGTTTTCAAGATATTTACTACTACAAAAAAGAGTGTCACAAATTAAATCCTGGATAGAGTTATGTGGAGATGATAACAAAGTACATGGTAGAGTAATGACATTAAAAACTGTTACAGGACGTATGGCACACAATTCTCCGAACCTTGCTCAAGTACCTGCTACCTATTCTCCTTATGGTAAAGAATGTAGAGATTGTTGGACAGTATCTGACTCTTCTAAGTATACATTGGTAGGTACTGATGCGAGTGGTTTAGAATTAAGATGTCTAGCACATTATATGAATGATGCTAAATTTACTAATGAGTTGTTAACAGGTGACATACATACAGCTAATATGAAGATGGCAGGTTTAACTAATAGAGACCAAGCTAAAACATTTATATATGCTTTTTTATATGGAGCAGGTGCAGCTAAAATAGGTAAAGTTGTAGATGCAGGTGCTAAACAAGGACAAATATTAGTTAACAGATTCTTAACTAATATGCCTGCTCTTGCAGCATTACGTGATAATGTACAAGAAGCTTCTATAAAAGGAGTTATTAAAGGATTAGATGGTAGAGTCTTTCAAATACGTAGTCCTCATAGTGCTTTAAATACTTTACTACAAGGAGCAGGTGCTATTGTTTGTAAACAATGGTTAGTATGTATGATGGATATGATTACTGCTTCTGGTATTGATGCTCACTTAGTAGCATCTGTTCATGATGAATATCAATTTGAAGTTAATCATAAAGATGTACAAAAGTTTGGACAGATAAGTAAAGAATCTATTAAACAAACAGAACAAATATTAAAACTTAATTGTCCTTTAGATAGTGAGTGGAAGGCAGGATTAACATGGGCAGCAACACATTAAAACCAAAGATACAAGATAGAAAGAAATTTGATTTAGACTTAAAGTATGGTCTAGTTAAAGAGAAGATTGTAGCAGACATGTTACAAGATAAGAAGATAGAAGTGAAATCAGAAAGAGGTATGTGGTTAAAGACAGGTAACATAGCAATAGAATATGAAAGCTATGGTAAACCTAGTGGTATAGCAGCTACTGAATCAGACTATTGGTTTCATAATCTATGTATAAATGAAGACGTATATGCAACATTAGTTTTTAAAACTGATATGCTTAGACGTATTGTAGAACAAACAACTAATAAGAAAACAGTATCTGGTGGAGACCATAATGCAAGTAAAATGTATCTAATGAATATCCAGAATATTTTTTCTTCAGATATTATTAAAAAAAGTATTGACAATAATAATTAAATATATAATAATAAATTTATTAATAACAAAAGGTACATGATTATGTATCTTATAACAGTAAAAAGGAGTTAATTAAATATGACAGTTATAACAGGAAAAGCTTATTGGGCATCCATTACATCACCTAATACAACATTTGATGCAGATGGTGTGTGGACTCTTGATGTTTGTAACTTAGATAAAAAGAACATTGAAATGGTTAAAGCTGATGGACTTACTATTAAGAACAAAGGTGATGACCGAGGAGATTTTGTAACAGTAAAAAGAAAAGTGAAAAGAAAAGATGGTAATGAGAATGCTGCACCTATTGTAGTAGATGCTCAAAAGAGACCTCTTATCAATACACTAATAGGAAATGGTTCCTTAGTTAATGTACTATACTCTACATACGATTGGGAGTTTAAAGGTAGAAAAGGTACATCAGCTGATTTAAAATCAGTACAAGTAACAGACCTTGTACCTTATGATTCAGGACCACAAGAAGATTTTGATGTAGTTAAAGATGGATATACATCAAATGAAGATACTTCTGCAGCTTTTGCATAATTCCTAACTGAAGGGATAGGGAGTAGTTTTAGTTCATTTTACTGCTCCCTTTTTTTACACATGAAAAACATTGATACATTAGTAGAAGATATTTATAGACTATTTGATTTAGCAAACAAACCAAACTTATCTAAGACAGAAGCAAATAAAATACTAGAACAATTAGGAAAAGAAATAAAAGAATGTCTTTTTGATTATCTATATAATGAACCTAGAGGAAAAAATAATTTAAGATTATCTGCTATAGGAAAACCAGACAGACAACTATGGTATGATATGAAGAACACTAATAAAGAAAAACAATTTACACCTGCTACTAGAATAAAGTTTTTATATGGACATATGTTAGAGTCTTTACTTATAGCTTTAACTAAACTAGCAGGACATACTGTTACGGAAGAACAGAAAGAAGTTAAAGTACAAGGTGTTGTAGGACATCAAGACTGTAGAATAGATGGAGTATTAGTTGATGTTAAGAGTGCATCAGCTTCTTCTTTTAAAAAATTTAGTCATGGTACATTAAGAGAAGAAGACCCTTTCGGTTACATAGCACAGATATCAGCTTATGCTGATGCTCATGGAGATAAAGAAGCTGCTTTCTTTGCTATTGATAAACAGAATGGTTCACTTGCTTTACTTAAACTACATGATATGGAGATGATAAATGCTAAAGATAGGATTAAACACCTTAAAAAAGTTGTGGTACAAGATATTAAACCTCAGAGGTGCTACCCTGATGTACCTGATGGTGTTAGTGGTAACTTTAAACTTTCGATTGGTTGCGTATACTGCTCTTATAAAAGAGAATGTTGGGCTGATGCTAATGAGGGTAAGGGACTACGTGGTTTTAAATATTCAAAAGGCATTAGACATCTTACACAAGTTAAAAAATTACCTAATGTCGAAGAAGTAAATGTTTCGTAGTAAGTCAGAAGAAAAGATATACAACTTACTTATAGATAAAAAGATAGCTCATGAATATGAAAAAGGTAAAATAGAATACGAATGGTTAGAACATAAAAGATATATTCCAGATTTTATATTAAAAGAAAATGGAATTATATTAGAAGTTAAAGGTAGATTCGTAAGAGAAGATAGAAAGAAACATTTGTTTATAAGAAAACAAAAACCAGAATTAGATATAAGATTTATATTTGATAATCCAAAAGCTAAATTATATAAAGGTGGTAAGATGACTAATGCAAGTTGGTGCATCAGACACAATTTTAAATATTGTTCTTTAAGAGAAGGGATACCTGAAGAGTGGATTAATGAAAGAAAAACAAGAAATACTATACACAGAATATTTGCAGAAATCATTTAGTGATTGTCCTACTGAAAGACTTTTATTCTTATCAGTAATACTTCAAGCATTACTAGATGCAACAAAACCTGAAGCATCTAATGAAACTGAAATAAGTATTGTAGCTAGAGACCAAGCTAAAGGATGGTTTTTTTCTACTGTAGGTGTTACTTGTTCTAACTTTGAATACATATGTGATAGTGCTAACTTAGATTCTAAATATGTTAGAGGATTTGCATATAAAGTTTTACAATCAAAAGAAGTTAAGTATGTAAGAAAAAGAATTAATAAGTTGTTATCTAAATGAGTTGACTATGAATGTACTAATGTTATACTTCAATTCAAGTTATGATGTTAATATATTTTTTTTACTAGTAGGAATATGTATAGGGTTACTAATTGTTTTAGTAGCCTATTTTTTATCAAAATTATAAAAGGAAAATAAAATGGGACAAATGGATGATGCAATAAGAGAAACAGTTAAAGATAAAAAAGATTTTAATAAAACAAATTTAAAAGAAGTTGCTATAAGAGGTAAACAAGTAGGAGGAAATCATTATAAAAATTTAAAGATTCAACCTGTAGATTATATTGTAGCAAACAATTTAACTTTTTTAGAAGGAAATAGTATTAAATATATAACAAGAGCTAGGCATAAAAATAAAGGTAGAAATGTAATTGAAGATTATGAAAAAGGAATTCACTGTCTACAGTTAGCAATAGAAAAATATAAGGAGCAGTTTAATAATGAGTAATTATTTACCTACAGACTATCAAACATTTATACATGCATCTAGATATGCACGTTGGTTACCTGATGAAGGTAGAAGAGAAAGCTGGATTGAAACAGTATCTAGGTTTAGTAATTTTATGCAAGGACATTTAGATAAAAACTTAGGTGTAGTATTACCTCCTGAAGTATGGAGAAGAATAGAAGATAGTATTATAGGACTACAAGTTATGCCTTCAATGAGAGCATTAATGACAGCAGGTCCAGCACTAGAAAGAGAAAACATATCAGGATATAATTGTTCTTATGTACCTATAGATAGTCCTCGTTCTTTTGATGAGATACTTTATATACTTATGAATGGTACAGGTGTAGGTTTTTCTGTTGAAAGAGAAGGAGTTTCTAAACTACCTACTATACCTGATAGAGAGTTTGAACATACAGAAGATGTAATATCTATAGCTGATTCTAAAGAAGGATGGGCTAGAGCATTTAGAGATTTAATATCTTTTCTTTATACTAATAGAGTACCTAAAATAGACCCAAATAAAATAAGACCTGCAGGTGCAAGATTAAAAACATTTGGAGGAAGAGCTAGTGGTCCTCAACCATTACTTAATTTAATTGATTTTACTATTAATAAATTTAAAGAAGCTAAAGGTAGAAAGTTATCTTCTATGGAGTGTCACGATATTGTATGTAAAACAGGTGAAGTTGTAGTTGTTGGTGGTGTACGTAGGTCAGCTCTTATATCTCTATCTAATTTATCAGACCAGAGATTAAGAGTTGCTAAGTCTGGTGCTTGGTGGGAGACAAATCCTGAAAGAGCATTAGCTAATAACTCAGTAGCTTATACAGAGAAACCTGATGTAGGTATTTTTATGAAAGAATGGTTAGCTTTATATGAAAGTAAATCAGGTGAACGTGGTATCTTTAGTAGAGTATCAGCTCAAGCAAAAGCTAAAGAGAATGGTAGACGTAAATCAGACTATGCATTTGGTACTAATCCTTGTAGTGAAATTATACTTAGACCTAATCAGTTTTGTAACTTAACTGAGGTAGTATGTAGACCTACTGATACAGTAGAAACATTAAAGAATAAAATAGAAGTAGCTACTATATTAGGTACAATACAAGCTACACTTACTAACTTTGGTTATCTAAGAAAGAGATGGAAAGATAATACAGAAGAAGAAAGATTACTTGGTGTATCATTAACAGGTATTATGGATAATAGTATACTATCTAGAATGAGAAGTACGTTACCAGAAACACTACAAGATATGAAACAAAAAGCTGTAACAGTAAACAAAGAGTGGTCAGAGAAGTTAGGCATACCACAATCAACAGCTATTACTTGTGTTAAACCTTCAGGCACAGTTAGTCAGTTAGTAGATAGTGCTAGTGGTATTCATGCTAGACATAATCCTTATTACATAAGAACAGTTAGAGGAGATAAGAAAGACCCACTAACAGAATTTATGAAAGACCAGGGTATACCTTGTGAAGATGATGTAATGCAGCCAAATAATTCTGTATTTTCTTTTCCTATGAAAGCAGATTCTAATGCTGTATTCAGAGATGATATGACAGCTATAGAACAGCTAGAGATATGGAAGTGTTATGCAGAGCATTGGTGTGAACATAAACCTTCAGTAACTATATCTGTTAAAGAACATGAATGGATTAACGTAGGTAATTGGTGTTGGGATAACTTTGATGCACTATCTGGTATATCTTTCTTACCTTTTTCTGACCATACATATCAACAAGCACCTTATCAAGACATAGATAAAGCTACATATGAAGAGCTTGCAGCTAAAATGCCAAAGAATATTAACTGGTCTGAGCTTAGTAAGTTTGAGAAAGAAGATACAACAAAAGGTTCACAAGAGTTAGCATGCACTGCAGGTTCATGTGAGTTAGTAGATATATAAATATTTGTTGACTTTAATATATAAATGATTTATAATTAGAACACTACAATATTATATACAGGAGATAGCATGAGGATAAGAAAAGAAATGACTAATACAGTATACATTGGTTATGATTCAAGAGAACATACAGCTTATGAAGTTTTAAAGTTTTCAATAGAAAGAATAGCAACTAAAGGTGTACGTGTTGTACCAATTAAAAAAGATGTTGTTTCAAGAATGGGATTATATACTAGAAAATCTAACTCAATAGGAGGACAATCTTTTGATGAAATAGATGGTAAACCTTTCTCTACTGATTTTAGTTTTACTAGATTTCTTGTACCACATTTAAATATGTATCAAGGTTTAGCTTTATATATGGACTGTGATATGTATATTAGAACTGATATAACAGAATTATTTGATATGTGTCAAGATAATTATTATCCATTATGGTGTGTTAAACATAAGTATGAACCACCTAAAGGAACTAAAATGGATGGTAAAGTACAAGAACCTTATGCAAGAAAGAACTGGTCTAGTCTTATGATGTTTAATTGTTCACATCACTATAATGAAAAACTTACAGTAGATGCTATCAATACTCAAACAGGAAGATGGCTGCATACATTTCAATGGTTACCAGATAAAGAAGCAGATATAGGAACTCTACCTGAAGAATGGAACTGGTTAGATGGACACTCAAATGAAAAATTAGAAGCTAAGAATGTACACTTTACTACAGGTGGACCTTGGTTTAAGGACTGGGGTGGAACAAGAGTACAAGATAATAAATATGCTGTTGAATGGTGTAATGATGCTAAGTGGTTAAAATATAATGGCATTCTACCACAAGATAAGGACTATCTAATATGAGTAAGTACAACTTTGTAACTTCTTTTAATGAAACTATTTATAAGAATATAGGACATCATTTAATTAAATCTATAGACAATCAATTTGAACCTGCATTAAACTTAACCTGCTACTATCACGATTGTAATATAGACTCTTATAAATTAATTAAAAAAGATTCTATTTCTTATAAAAGTATTAATGATATTAAAGAGTATAATACATTTAAAGAAATGCATTCTATACATGATGGTACAGAAGGTGGACAAATAACATATAATATTAAACTAGATGCTAAAAGAAATAGTCATAAAGTATTTGCATTAACTAAACATGCAGAAGCTGTGTATAAAAAAGGTTGGTTAATATGGATTGATGCAGACTCTTATGTAAATAAAAGATTAACTGAAGCTGACTTAGATAAGATGCTACCTGAAGATGCACATATAGCATATAGAGGATTACGTAGTTATGAAGATGGTACTCAAGGTATTGATTCTTCTGTCATGGCTTTTAATTTAAATCATCAAGCAACATATGATTTACTTATGGATTTAAAAAAAGCATATGTAGCAGGAGAAGTATTTCAATATAGAGAATGGCATGATGCATTTATTACAGAAAGATTAATGAATATATATTTAACACATGGATTAAAAGCTGTTACATTAGAAAGTATTACTGATACGATTCTACATTTTAATGGTAATATTAATCCTTCTACATTACCATTAAGAGATAAAGAAGGTAATAGATTATTTGATTTATCTAATGAAGAAACAAGTCCTGACATAATGCCTAATAGATATAAACAATTAGCTGAAGTAATACGTCACTATAAACCTAAAAACTTTTTAGAAGTTGGTACATGGAATGCAGGACGTGCTATTGAAATGGCTTTAACTGCTTTTGAATATACAGATAAAGTAGAATACTATGGTTATGATTTGTTTGAAGATGGGACTACAGAGACAGACTTAGAAGAGTTTAATGTTAAAGCACATAATACTATGGCTGCTGTAGACAAAAGATTAACTGAGTTTAAAGATAAAATGAAAGAAAAAAAGAAAACATTTACTTTTGTTTTAACTAAAGGTAACTCAAGAGAAACTTTAAAACAAGAAAATTTATTTAAGTTTCTTCCTACTATAGACTTTGCTTTAATAGGTGGTGGTAATAGTATACCTACTGCTAAGAGTGATTACGATAGTTTAAAACATATACCTATTGTAATGATGGACCATTACTTCTTAGCTGATAAAGATAAGAATGATGTAGAAGAAAAGTTTAAAGGAACTAATGAAGTATTTAAATCTATAGATAAAGAAATAAAAAAGTATGTTCTTCCTTCAGGAGATAGAGTTAGAGGAGGAGGACACACACATTTAAATTTAATATTACATGGTAAAGATTTAGATAAACCACCTAAAGAATTATTAAATGTACCTATTGTAGTTAATCCTAGAGATTGTGTTCCTAAAGATTATATTAGAAATAATATTAAAGCTAACATGAAACTTATAGATAAAGATAAATGGTTATCTAAATATCCAATGAATCAACAAGGTGCTATTGTAGTTTCAGGTGGTCCATTTACAGACTATAAAAAGTTATCTGATTTTATATACAATAATCCTAAGAAAAAAATTATAGCTGTTAAACATTCTTATCCTAAATTATTAGAGCATGGTATACAACCTTGGGCTTGTATAGTACTAGACCCTAGACCTATTACTGGTACAAGTACTCATGGTGTAGTAAGAAAAGAACTATTTAAAACTATACATCCAACAACTAAATTCTTTGTTGCATCTATGACTGACCCTTCTGTTACTAATTATTTAATAGAAAAGAAAGCAGACATATGGGGATGGCATGCATTTACAGAATCATTACGTGACCCAGAAGAACAAAAGAAAGGTATAGTAAATAATCAAGTAACACTTAATGAAGAACTAGGTATACCTAAAGGTTCTACATTAATTACAGGTGGTACTTGTGCAGCAATGAGAGCTATTGGTATTATGCATACTATGGGATTCAGGCAGTTTGATTTGTTTGGCTATGATTCTTGTATGAATGAACCTACAGATGATATGAAAAAAGAAACAACTGGTGCTGATGATGAAGAGCCAAGACCTAAGTATTTTAAAGTAGCTGTTAAAGATAAAAACTTTTGGACTACTGGTGAGCTTTTAGCTATGGCACAAGATTGTGAAAAGATATTTAATGAAAATGTTTTAGAGATGTGTATAAACTTTCATGGTAAAGATACTTTAATAAGTGAACTATGGAATCTATCTCAAGAACAAAGAGCAAAACAACCTTCATTTGAAAGGACATTTAATGAGTAATTACCCAGAACCAAATGTTATTCCTTCACAAGAATACGAAGAACTTATAGATGCATATAAAATAATGCATAAAGATGAACGAGCTTTTATGGGTATAAGTTTAATACCTTTAACTTATATTATTAAAAGCATATTTGATGAAAATAAAATTAAAAGTTTTTTAGATTATGGATGTGGTAAAGGTTTACTATATACTAAAGATTTTAAAAAAGCAGATAAAGGAAGTAAATATCCTGATTTAAAAGAACCTATTCAAGATACTTTAGGTATTACAGAATTTTCTTTATATGACCCTGCTTATCTAGAACATGCTGAACCACCTACTAAACAGTATGATGCAGTTATTTCTACAGATGTATTAGAACATGTACCTTCTCAAGATTTAGATTGGGTTATGGATAAAATATATAGTCATGCAACTAAGATAGTATTCTTAAATGTCTGTGGTGCAGCTGCAATTAAAACTTTTCCAGAAGGAAAACATAAAGGTAGAAACGTACACGTATCATTATTTAATAATGAATGGTGGGTTAATCAATGTCATAAGATAAGACAAAAACATAAACATTTAAAAATTTATTTAACATGGCAATCAACTAAAGGAATAGTTGGTACTTGTATTAAAGGAGAAGAAGATGGCACTACTAAGTCTGATAGGTCCAGCAACAAAACTGCTGGGTAAATTTATAGAAGATAAAGACCAGAAGAATAAGTTAGCACATTCTATTGCAACTATGGCAGAGAAGCATGCACAAGAACTAGCAAAAGGTCAAATAGATATTAATAAAGAACAAGCTAAACATCCTAGTATATTTGTTAGTGGAGCTCGTCCTGCAATAATGTGGGTCTGTTGTCTTGGTTTACTTTGGCAATTCTTTGTCGGTCCTATATTAACATGGGGTGCTATGATGTGGTATCCAGAGATGGTACCACCAGAACTAGAAGTAGAAGGTTTAGTAACTTTAGTTATGTCGCTTCTAGGACTCGGAGCCATGAGGTCTTTTGAAAAGTCTAAGAATATAGCAAGAGATAACCTTAAATAATGACTACTGTATTTCTATTAGTAATTTATTTAGGTGATGCTGTGCAACAAAGTGATATGCATTTTCGTGATATTAATAGATGTAAATATTTTGCTACTAGAATAAGTAAACAACCTGCTGTACCAGGTACTAAAAAAAGATATACTGGTATATGTAAACCTGTTACAATAGATACAACTAAACCTAATGTAAGGATGTATCAATGAGATGTTGGAATTGTGATACAGAATTAATATGGGGAGGTGACCATGACTGTGATGAAGATACAGAAGATTATGCTATTGAAACAAACATGTCTTGTCCTAACTGTAGGACTTTTTATTTAATTTATACACCAAAACAAAAGGAAGAAAAATAATGGAAATACTAGTATGGTGCATTATCATAGGATTAATGCAGGTAATATAAGATGGCTAAGTTTATTATATACACACAACATAGATGTAATTTTTGTAATCTAGCTAAAGATTTAATGAAAGAAAAAGAATGGGAGTATGAAGAAAGATTATTAGATACACCTGAAAAATTAAAAAAATTTAAACAATCAGGATATAAAACAGTACCTCAAATATTTATGAAGGTAGGTGGGTACTCAGAGTTAAAAGAGTTTACTAAGTTATGGCAGAACTAAAAAAAACAACACCTTATAAGACTAAAGACTGGTATCTTAAATGGGTATCTTCTATTATACTTATCATAGGTATACTGTTTACTGCTCAAAACATTTATCCTATTAATTTATTTATTAGTTCTTTTGGTTTATTAGGTTGGACTATAGTAGGATTAATATGGAATGATAGAGCACTACTTATAGTAAATGGAATATCATTATCAATATATTTAAATGGAATAATAAATTACTATGTCACTTAATGATAAACAAGAAAAGTTTGCACAAGCATATTGCTTAAATAGAAATGCAACTGATGCAGCACGTACTGCTGGATACTCTAAAGAGTCTGCTTATAATCAAGGGTATCGTCTTCTTCAGAACGAAGAAGTACAGGAAAGAATAGCTGAGTTAGAAAAAGAATTAACTACGGATGTAGATGTTGTGTCTGAGATTGAAGCTCAATATACTGTAGCTAAAGCAAACAATAATGGGAACAGTGCGTTAAAAGCTTTAGAACTACTGTCAAGAATACGAGGAAATAAAAGCGATAAAGAAAATATAAATACTCCTGAACAGTTAGAGGAAAAGATTGTAGCTTCTTTAAAAATATTAGGAAAAGAAAAAGTAATAACATTATTAAAAAAGTGTGACTTTATCTTAGACTAAATACAATATATAAAACTACACCTACTGCTCCTAAAAAAAATATACAACAAGCACCTATAATAGTATTCTCTATCATACGTCTTTGTTTTCTTTTAGCTTCTGCTATAGCTTCTTTTTTCTTTAATCTTATACTTGCTTGTATTCTTATTACTTCATTCCAAGCATTAGGACCATGAGACAAATTAACAAAATTACGTAAATCCCATTCCATCTGCTCTGCTTTTTTCTTTGCAGCAAATGTTTCCAAAGCTTCTTCTTCAACAGAGCCAAACGACCTACCTTTACTTTTCTTATGACCATCTTTTACATCCTGTATAGCACCCATCCACCTGCCTAAATCTTTAGACATACTTTCTACATCACGACCAACAGAGAATCCTTTCTTAATTGCGTTAAATGCTGTGGTTGCTGCAGCAAGTGCAGTAATTGGGTCCATTTATTCCTCATTGTTTAAAATTTGTTCCATATAAAGCTCATAGAGTGCATGTAAAGTCCTTTTAGTTACAATCATACCAGCTACTTATAAGACCAAACCCATGGTCTTGGTATGCCTTCTACGCCACTTTTGACTGTATCAAGGTGTATGAACCTACTTTTATGGTCTCCATGCTGTTTAACACCTATACCTGTGAACCCCAGCTCTAATGCAAGGGTAAGAATAGCATGTGCTTTCTCACCAGAACATACAATGTCTACAGCTTTACCTAAAATGTGAGCAGATTTTTTTGAGCCACCTATTCTTTCATTATGTTCAGGTGTTCTATATCCAGAACTAATAACCATAGGTTGATTAAGCTTCTCTCTTAGAAGAATTAACTTATTCATAAACTCTTCCATCATTTTAACTTCACCAGTACCTTTACATCTTAGCTCATCTTCTGAAAAATACTTCCATCTTTTGTTGTTCATTAAATTATTACCTTTCCCATTCCTCTTAAAGCTGCACCTGCACCTTTACCTTTAGATTTTGTATTCATTCTAATTTCTGTATAATCAGAAGCATTACTACCAGTTGCTTTATTAGCAACTTTTATATTTTTATTTTTAGTACCAAGTATTTCTGCATATCTTTCAGCAGCTTTAGGTCCATCTACTAATTTACCACGTAAAGATTTACGCATATATTTACGTGCTCTTTCCATAGCTCTATCTCTACCTGGACCTTCTTTCATTTGATTGGCTGCTCTAAAAGAACGCTTT